ACCTTAAACCTAAAGATAAAGCGTTGCGAATTCATAAAAGCGTAACAGCTAGAGATCGCCGCAGAGATCGCAAAACTATCGTAGAAACTCGAACGACTAATGAGTATAATAGATTGCGTAGGGAACGTAAGAACAAATAATGTTATTTAAGTTTAAAAAGAAAACTATAACAGTAGATGCGTTTACTGATCAGGAATGTATTGCTAAGACACCAATTGCTCCTAGTGTGAACTACATTCCTGATTGGTTTAAAGATATGAAGCCTACTAAGGCTCACGTCCAAAATGAGATGGTGATACAGACTTCGACATTCAAGAGATGTCCTGGTATGATTGATAACCTCAAGCATAGCTTTACTATCCCAGCTTGGTCAGACTTTGTTGTCAAAGCTACAGACAAAGGCATCTATAAACAGTTCCCTCATTCCGATTATGATTATGGTGCGGCATACCACAATGACCCAGAAACTTCGCCTATCAAAGCGTTTGCACCAAAAGTGCATATCAAAATCCTATCTCCATGGTTTTTGAAAACAAATTCTGATATCAACTTCTATCAGACACAGGCATTCTGGTCATTCAACACAACCAATTCTACTATATTAATACCCCCAGGTGTTGTTAATTATAAGTACCAACACAGTACACATATTAACATGTTTATCACTAAAGACTTGCAGTACGATTTTGAGTGTGGTGATCCACTAATGTACTTGCATGCTATGTCCGAAGATAAAGTTGTTATCAAAACACATGTTGTAGACAAAGAGGAATATGAAAAGATCAAACGATCTACGAATTATCCTAAGTTTATGAATGGTTATAGAGAGAACAAAAAATGAATTTTCCATTGTGGAACCAATTGAACGATTACGCCAGCAGCTTGACAAAACGTTTCGACAACAGTTTTGTTCGATACGACAATCCCAAGTACACCGACAACATGAAGTTCGAGGGGTGGAGTGATACGTTTTGGCGTAGTGATAAGATTGGGAAGTGTCATCTAAAGACCATCCAACCTAAGGATGCCAAGTCTTTGTGGTTGATGCATATTAACATTTTTCCAAGTGAAGGTGTAGAATTGCCAATCATGGGCTTTGACATTGTGGCAGGACCTAAAAAGATCACTGGATCGTTTATGGACTTTTCTCCACTGCATGGATACGATCACCCATACAATGAATATATGCATGTGGCTACGCAAGGATTATCATGGAATAAACCACGCGAGTTGCCAGATTGGGCTACAGAGATATTCTCAAAGGATATGATTGCAGTTGGTAACATACGAGAAGGTGATGAGCTAGGTCAGTTCATTTCGGTTACATCTCAATTAGTCACATACTATTTAAAACACATGGAAGAGCATGCTGTTGTATCAAACCGTGATACACTTCCATTACTGAACAAATACTGTTCAAACCAAAAGCTAAACCCACATCTTCATAGGTCAATTCTTGCTATGGGGATAAGCGAAGAAGACAAGGATGATTACGTAAACAACGTACTATTCGAGGAAAAATAACTTGACAATTAACGGTTGTTGTGGTAATATGTCTATATGTAAAGGTATAGATTACATAGTTTTTGATAATCATGCATTCAAGATAACTGTACACTACTGCGAAGGCTGTGGGCAGGTAAAGGCAACCTCTAACATTAAGGAAAGTGAAATGGCAGGCGATAATATTATTGTAGAAAAGGCTGGGCAAACGCTCCGAGCAGAATATTTTAAAACTGACAACGGATCGGGAATTCGTTGTTTCATTAACGAAGAATTCATCCAAGAAGAACTCTATGAAGGAAAGTCTATTCATTGGGCAGAGAGTGCCGCAACGAATTGGACTTCGGGTGTCAAATCTCTTAATGGATAAAGAACAACCTTCAATTTCCCCAAGAACACCTGAGAAGGTTCATCACGAAATATCAGATATGTTATCTAAGGGCGTCAATTACATTGATGCTTTAATTGAATATGCACGTCAGAATGACTTAGAGATAGAAGCAGTCGCTGACATAGTTAAAAAGTCCTCAATACTAAAAGAAAAAGTAAGAACTGAGGCAGTGAAGATGAAAATGGTGGCTAAAGATGAAAGAGATATCACGGAGTTATGTAACTAAAGAATCGTTTGATGCATATCGCATGTATCAAGCAATGCACAGACACTTTAATACTGATAAGTTTGATTACCACAAATACAATGGCAAAACCAATGTTAAAGTAGAAAGCTTTAGGACACGGAATGACGTGTATTCGTTCTTTAGACTGTCGCAAGAAGATAACATAGAAGAACTCATATTAGCAAACTTTATCCACAACAAGAAAGCGTGGGTAAGGGACATAATCTCAGATGAAGGCAAGCAACGCTATAACGAATGGCGTCGTAAGAAAGAATCTTTGACACGAGTGGTAAAAGATGATCTGAACCAACTAGACGATGATTGGCAATCCAACTTCGTTTCAGTTAAAGGTCAGCATCCTATTATCATATCATTATATCTACAAAGGCAGATAACATTAGAGACATTTACAATTCTGGTTCACGTTGCAAATATTTTTGACTACTGGGAAAAGAATTTACTTGACAAAATCGTTGCCTATGATATAATTAAACAATCAAGAAAATACAGAAATTTCTTGAATATTGATGAAAAAAAGTTCAAGAAAGTTATTCGAGAACACTTTTTCTGATATAAATAAGCAGTGGACTTAGTTCACTATACATCGCAATATAACATACACAACGCTATAAAAAGCAAAATTAGGAGATACAAGTCATGGACTTTAATACACTTAAAAAGAACCGCTCAAGTTCATTGAGCAAACTAAACTCACAGCTTGAAAAAATTCAAAGCAAGAGTTACTCAGACCCCAACGAAGGTAAAATGTGGAAGCCTACACGCGACAAAGCGGGTAATGGTTTTGCTGTAATTCGTTTTCTACCAGCACCAGTAGGAGAAGACTACCCATTTGTTCGTATTTGGGATCATGGTTTCCAAGGACCGACAGGTCTGTGGTACATCGAAAACTCTTTGACTACATTGGATCGTGATGATCCAGTATCAGAGTACAACAGTAAGTTGTGGAACTCTGGTATCGAAGAGGACAAAGCAGAAGCACGTAAGATGAAACGTCGCTTGAAGTATGTCTCCAATATCTTGGTGGTTTCAGACCCATCAAACCCACAGAATGAAGGCAAGGTATTCTTGTATCAGTATGGTGCAAAAATCTTTGGTAAGCTTCAAGAGCTTATGAATCCACAGTTTGATGATGAAACTGCGGCTGACCCATTCAATATGTGGGAAGGTGCTAACTTCCGCTTGAAGATTCAGAAAGTCGCTGGTTATCCTAACTACGATAAATCAACCTTTGACACACCATCTGCTATTTCAGATGATGATTCTGAATTGGAACGCATCTTTAACGAAGAGCATTCATTGAAGGAATTGATTGATCCAAAGAACTTCAAATCGTATGATGAACTTAAAGCGAAGTTCTATCGTGTGCTTGCCGCTGATGGTTTCACATCTTCTACTCCTACAGCGGAAGATGCTGACGATCTCGACATGTCAAACTTTGGTGCTAAAGACGCACCAGAGCCAACACTAAACGTAATGCCAGAGGCGCAATCAGCGGCTCCGTCAATGTCCATGAACGATGACGATGATGATGATCTGTCAATCTTCAAGGAACTTGCGAATGGCTAATAAAACCTATGAAGAGGTTTTAGATTTTGACTTTGGTTTCAGCTTCATTGATGAAGAGCTTCAAGAGAAAGAAGCTGAAGCCAAGGTTGCTATTGAGAGAGTTAGCAGTGAGAAGCAGACGTTAGAAGATCAACTAACTGATGCTAAACTCGCCGCTGACGATCTTGAATATCGTTTAGAACTATTATTTAAATCGGTAACACCGTTCTTGGACAACTTATGTAAGAACTCTGAGAAATCAACAATTTATTGGCCTGATCGCGTAGCAAAGATTGAGGCTTATAAGAGCAAACTTAAATCAATAGTAGAAGGTAGTTAAATTATGAATGATTTATTGAACTCAATCGTCAGTAACAGTACGATTAAAATGACTGCCCCTATTATGAAGTCCAAGGTATATGGCAAGAAAGACATGGCTCCTACACAGGTTCCTATGGTCAATGTTGCTTTGTCTGGACGTATTGATGGCGGTTTGACACCGGGACTGCTAGTCTTAGCAGGACCTTCCAAACACTTTAAGTCAGCTTTTGCCCTACTTATGGCAGGTGCTTTCATGAAACGGAACCCAGATGCAATTCTGATGTTCTTTGACGCAGAGTTTGGTACTCCCCAAGCATACTTCGAAAGCTTTGGCATCGACATGGATCGTGTAGCTCACATTCCAATTACAGACGTCGAGCAATTGAAGTTTGAAATGATGCAACAACTTGATAAAATTGAGCCTAAACATTATGGCAATATCGTTATGGTTGTTGACTCTATTGGTAACCTAGCTTCTAAGAAAGAGGTACAGGATTCACTTGATGGTAAATCAGTTGCTGACATGTCCAGAGCTAAATCTATCAAGTCTTTGTTCCGTATGGTAACACCACACCTTAACCTTAAAAACATCCCATTGATTGCGGTTAATCACACGTATCAAACACAAGAGATGTATTCTAAGGCGGTTGTGTCTGGTGGTACTGGTATCATGTATAGTGCAGATACTGTCTGGATTATTGGACGTCAACAAGACAAAGTAGGTACTGAAATTCAAGGTTATCACTTTGTGATTAATATTGAGAAGTCACGATATGTACGAGAGAAGAGTAAGATTCCAATCTCTGTATCGTGGGATAGCGGTATTATGAAGTGGTCTGGTCTTATGGAAGTTGCTGAGAAGGGTGGCTATCTAACTAAGCCTAAAGTGGGTTGGTACGAAGCTATTGATCCAGAAACTGGCGTGGTACTCTCAGACAAGTTGATGAGAGCAAAGGAAATTGTTGACAACAAAGACTTTTGGCTTAACATGTTTGAAGAAACAAACTTTGGTAAATATATCAAGGATTCATTTACTATCGGTGCATCAGGCGCAATTATGCGTGATGACGAAGTAAGTGCAGAAGTTATTGACGAACTGATCGACGATAACGAAGAATAATTTTCTTGACATTACACGATTCGTGTAATATTATATACCTTAAGATGGCGGCTAATTTCATTGGTCGCCATCATTCAACTCAGCCGTATGGAATTTGATATGATAGAAGCAACAGTATTATCTAACTTAGTATTCAACGACGAATACTATCGCCGCGTTTACCCTTACATAAAGTCTGATTATTTTGACGATCATGGGATCAAGAAAATCTTTTCTACTTACAGTGAATATGTGGATGAATACAACTACGCACCATCTATTGAGGCTCTTAAAATCTCTTTAGATAAGCGTAAGGATATGAACGAAGAGACTTACAAGCAAGTAATGTCTACTGTAGAAAATCTGAAGCGTGACGAAGATACCAACACTGACTGGCTTGTTTCAGAAACAGAAAAGTTCTGCCAAGACAAAGACCTCTTCAATACCATCAGAAAGGCTATTCTGGTTATCGATGGTGAAGAGAAAGAGATCGATAAGGGTGCATTGCCTCAGATGTTGTCTGATAGCCTTGGCATCAGTTTTGATACTTCTGTTGGTCACGACTATCTTGAGGACTACGAAAGCCGATATGAATTCTACCACCGCAAAGAAGAGCGTATCCCATTCGATATTGATATCTTGAACAAGATCACTAAGGGTGGGTTGCCACGCAAGTCTATGACTGTATTGTTGGCGACTACTGGTGGTGGTAAATCATTGGTCAAATGTCATGCGGCGGCATCTGCCTTGATGATGGGTAAGAACGTTGTTTACATTACTATGGAGATGGCTGAAGAGCGCATCTCAGAGCGTATTGATGCTAACATGATGGGTATTCGTGTTGATGAGATTAAGGATATGGATAAGGCTACATACGAGAAGCGAATTGATCGCATCAAGTCCAAATCAACTGGCAAACTTATTGTTAAAGAATATCCTACTGGTTCAGCGCATGCGGGTCACTTCCGTCATCTACTCAATGAGCTTAAGATGAAGCGCAATTTCAAAGCTGATATCATCATGATCGATTACCTAAACATCTGTGCTTCATCTCGTATTAAAGGTGCGGCGGCGGCAAACTCCTATACCTTAGTCAAGTCTATCGCTGAAGAAATCCGTGGTTTGGCTATGGAATTCGATTGTGCTGTAATTACATCTTCGCAGTTCAACCGTGACGGTTACGGCAACTCTGATGTTGATCTTACCAATACTTCTGAGTCTATGGGTATTACCCACACAGCCGACTGTATTCTTGGTTTGATCACATCTGAAGAACTTGATGGTCTTGGTCAACTTATGTTCAAGCAATTGAAAAATCGTTGGGGTGATATTAGTTGGTATCGAAGGTTCGTCGTTGGTATTGATAGGGCTAAGATGTCAATCTTTGATCTTGAAGACTCAGCGCAATCTGGAATTCAACAAGGTCAAACTACAGCGAACACAACACCAGTCAAGGCAATTACAAAAGCTGGTCTTGACGATCCAATATTCGATAAGACAACGTTTAGTAATCCTAAGAACGGAAAGAAAAGCCTATTTGGCGCAGGGGGTATCACATGAGCTACGTAGTTAAACAAGTTGGAAGAAAGTACCACATTCACGAAACAGAGTGGGATACAATCATCCCCCTCTTTCTCACTAAAACTGATGCTAATGCATTGGCAAGAAAGTTGAACCTTGGCTCTGGATTTGGGCAAGGACCTGTCCCCAGCTTCTTCTGTAGTAATTTCAGATCAGTTAGTGAATAATGAATAAAATTGTTAGGAAGATAGTTCTTACGAGAGATCGTATGTTGCTTTCTACTTTACTGAAAGCATTGTCTCGCTATATGGAACACCAAGAGAAGACCAAGAAATACATTAACCCCAGATCACAATGGTCTGGGGTTAACAAAACTGAAGAAACTCTTATGTTACAAGTAAAAAGAGCGCTTGAGAGGCGTCTGAAAAATTAAGTTGGATTGTCAACTAATATTAAATCAAACGAGGCTGATGCAGAACCATTAGATGCGCCAATTATTCTAATGTCCATATCACTCTTTTCAGTAATTACAATGGGGGAAGAGTAGTGTATAGTGTGTTCCATTTGATATAGTAATGTTCCACCGCTTACTCTAAATGCCCCACCAAATGGTCTTACAAAGAGTGATGCTTCAACAGCTTGGTTTTTATTAGAAGATACCTGCATGTGAGTAAGATAACCAGTTTTACCAGCAGGAATTGTATAGAATGCTTGAAGCGTTTGACCACGTTCTGCTTTAATAGAACTTACTACATCACCGTCAACCGTAGCAGTAACATTGCCAACGTTAGTTTCTTCTACCATAAACATACGGTTAATGCGATGCCAAGTTTTAGTTCCAACTACATCAGCAGTACCTGCTAAAGTTAATGTCTCAGTTTGGAAATTATAACTTGCATCTAAACCTTCAAGTGTAACATCAGTGGTATCACCAGCAAGGGATGAAGTAACTGTAACAACGCCCGCATCAGCAACATCTTTCCAAGGTACTAGTTGGTTTCCGTTAACTTCACCTTGAGTCCATACAGTAGACCAACTTGTATCGTTTGTACCATCAATAAGCCCAAACTTGTGAACTGCGGAATAACCATCTACAAGACCAGAAGCAATTGGGATATTAGCCGCTTCACCAAAAGTATTGATGATGTTTCCATCTTTGTCTGAAAGCATAAACGCTTCGAATAGTGTTTTATTGCCTTGCAAATATGCTTGTGTTAATTTGTTCCAAATTGCCATGGTTTACTCCTCTAAGTCTCTTCGTTTTATTTTATTTATAAAATGGCAACTTGTCACAGTTTCCTAAAACGCAACACGACTATGCTGAATGAGCAAGGCTAAATACGTTGTTTTTTGCCAAATAGGTGCTAAATATCATTGTAAGGAACAAACGAAACACTTATTAATAAGGATTAAGACTAATGGCACACACATTATTTTCACCAAACAGCGAGACAAATGGCTTGGCAATTGCGGCATACAGAGTAGTAACTTTCTTTGAAAAGATTGCTCAAGATTTAGCTAAACGCAAAGAGCAAAGAGAA